GGATTTCTTTCGTAAGGAAAAGCATGATAAGGTATTCTATATGGTGTAAATGGATTTATTACTGCTCTTAGTAACTTATCACCACAAATCCATGCATTAATCTGCACTTCATCTAACTCATCAATTTCATCTGCTAACTCTATACCTACTTCTTTGGCATACTTAGCATCCATGATACCCCAATACTCTAATACTTCAAAAGAATTTCCATAAGCTTCTTCAGTATCATAGTCTTCTTTCAGTTGACTTTCAAAGTCTTTTTCAATATAGTTAGGTCCATTTTGAATTGCTTCTCTAATTGCTTCTTTATCAAAGTAAGGCATATTTTTTAATGCTCTAATTTGTGAAGTATTAAGTTTGTGTCTATGTACTATATATTCACATTCTTCTACATTTGTTGCTCCGGGTTCTGGGTAAAAATCCCAACAGCTTACAAATTCAATTCTTGGAACTCTAACTTGTACAGGTGAATATTCTCTTTCACCCATTTCATTCATTTGCCAATTATTAAGAGTTTTGTTAAAATTAAAAGGACCCTTAATAATTCCTGTTCCTAAAAGTGCTGATTCTAATAAAGCACTTCTCATTTCTGAAGAACC